GGCGGCGCCTGGGGTGTGCCATTTTGGGCGGGGTTTCGAGCAGCCCCGGGTTGCGGGGGAATGAAAAGGGGGCGGCAATCCGCCCCCTTTCTGTAGCGCCGCGCGCATTTTGGCACATTTTCACGCTGCATTTGTCACCCGCCGCGCTGGTCGCTTTGCTAGGGTATTGGCACAGCTAGGCTACGCCACGCCCTAGAACAATCCTCCCATCGCTTCCGGCTCCCAGTTCAGTATCACCAGTTCCCTGCTGGTCTCCGGCGCGCCGTGCGTGTTGGCGGTGCTGTACTTGATATCCAGCCCTTCCATCCAGAAGCCTTTGAACGCCTCCCGTATGTCCGGGTGGTCGTTAATGCTGACCATCACCTTGCCCTTACAGCTGCGCATGGCATCAGCCAGTTGCTGGTACTGGTCGAAGTCGAACGGTACGCCGTAGCCTTCGGTTTGCCAGTACGGCGGGTCGGCATAGAAGAAGGTATGCGGGCGGTCGTAGCGCTTCAGGCACTCCTGCCACGGCAGGTGCTCGATGTTGGTACCTGATAGCCGCAAGTGCGCGGCGCTCAGGTTTTCTTCGATACGGCACAGGTTGACCATCGGCGTAGTAGTGGCGGTACCGTAGTGCTGTCCTTCTACCTTGCCGCTAAAGGCATGGTGCTGCAGGTAGAAGAACCGCGCAGCGCGCTGGATGTCGGTCAGCGTTTCCGGGCGGGTCATCTGCTGCCACTTGAACACCTCGCGGCTGCTCAGTGCCCATTTGAATTGCCTGACGAATTCCTCCATGTGACTTTGCACCACGCGATAGAGGTTCACGAGTTCCCCGTTCACGTCATTCAGCACCTCGACCGGGGCGGGGACGTGGCGCAGGAAGTACAGCGCAGCACCGCCGCAGAACAGCTCCACATAGCAGTCGTGCTTGGGGAACAGCGGGAAAAGTTTGTCAGCCAGACGGCGCTTGCCGCCCAGCCAGGGGATTACCGGATTCGCATCCATCGGTGTGTCCTTGGCTTGGCGCTCGCGGGCGCTCTGTCGTTGAAAAGTGATTCATCGCACCGCAACGCGGGCATTTGATCGTGAGTCGGATTGCCAGCCCTTCGGCCAGCTTGCGATNNNCATGTCGTTTTTCATCTGCAAGTGTCAAAAATACCGCTAAACTTGCCGGGCTTTCAGCGCTGAAAGTGGCAGCCTAGGGGTGACTTGCAGGGTATGTCTGCGGGTCAGCTAGCCGGCCGGGTGTTCGTAGCACCCGGCCGGTTGCTGTTCTCTGGTTATTTCAGTTTGACTACGGGCTCGTCCCATCGCACCGCCTCGATGCGGCCTGCCGCATCTGGTGCGGCCAAGTCGATTGCGGCCAGTGCATCCTCCAGCGCCTGACGTCGGCCGATGATCGCCCCGCTGGCGACGGCAAAGGTGTCGGCTTTCTCTCTCACCCGTGCGGCAAGCTCTGTCACATCCAGACCACGTGCACTGGCGATGGCGGACAGCAAGGGCGCGGTAGCTGATGCATCCTGTTCCAGGCTACGCGCCTCTCTTTCTTGCTGTGGCCAGCTAGATACCTCGCGTTCAGGGTAGGCGGCGGTTAACGCCTGCAATGCCTCATTGCTGGCCACAGTGATGGCTGCCAGCTTCGCCAGACGCAAGGCATGCGGTGTAGGCGCAGCAGCTGGCAGAAATTGCTGCCCATCGAAAGTGTCCCCGATGGCAACCTGCCCGATAGCCTCCACCACCTGGATACTGTCCTCGTCCCACTCGGCAAGCTCTGCATTTGTAAAAAGCCAATGCACCTTGCCACTCACCACTTGCGCATACGTTACGCCGCTTTTTGCTTCAGCCATGTTCACCACTCCACGATGCACACACCGGTACCACCGGCCATGCCATTTTGCCAATAAGACGTGCCAGGGCGACCGCCGCCACCGCCGCTGCCGTAGCCCCGCGCAACACCGCCCGGGTTGTAGTCCGCATAGACCGATGGAGCCAGTATATTGCCGCCACCGGCCGCGCCCAGCGCGCTCACCGTCTGGCTATCTCCGTCTTGTCCATCCGCTGCGTATGTGCCGACCGCAACACCGCCCTGGCTGTCAGACGGTTGGCAGCGCCCGCCACCTCCGCCGCTGGCGGTAAGCAGCGCGCCAAAGCTGCTGGCTCCGCCGGCCGCGCCGTTACTTGTGCTATAGCTACCGCCGGCGGTAGAGCCGATACCGCCTGCACCGCCTGCACCGATAGTGACGGTGATACTTTGCCCCGGTGTCACGGCCACCCATTCGCGGTAGCGCACCTCACCAGCGCCGCCGCCGCCGGGCACATATGCAGAGCCGCTGATCGCACCGGCTCCGCCGCCACCTCCGCCGGCCAGCGTGACGCAAACCCGGTAGACACCCGCCGGCACTACAAAGCTGCCGCTTGCCGTAAACTGCTGCCGCTCCCCACTCACCACATCAGCCTTATCCGCCTTGCCGGCATCCGCTTCCAGTACATTGACCCCATCCGACCATACAGTCTGAGTCAGTCCCTGGCGGATAACGACCCCGGTACCAGCCGCCGTTTTTACGGTGATGGTAAAAGCGCCGGTCGTGGCATTTTTCACTAGCCATTGCCCGGAAATAGCCGGCACGACTACCGCAATGTTGGCGGTCAATGCACCGATCAGCTCCAGCATGGCATAGCCCGCTTCTGCAGCTGTCAACGTAACAGCGGCACCACCGGCTACCGACTTGGTCAACTTACCGTTTACTGCTTGCTGCAATGCCAACATATTGGCCAGCTGCGTAGTACTGCTACCCGGCGTGGCGGTAGGTGCAGTCGGTGTACCGGTCAGGGCGAGGTTGGCCCAGTCGGACTGCTCTGCATAGATATTCGTGCCATCACCCCACAAAGCATTGCTAGTCCCCTGGCTCACGACCACGCCACTACCGGCTGCTGTTTTGCAGGTAACACTAAAGGCACCGGTGGTCTGGTTGCGCACGATCCAAGTGCCGCTGATCGCCGGGAAAATCACGTTGATATTGGCGGTCAGCGCGCCGGTTAATATCAAGATGGGCAGGCTATGCTGCGCCGCCGTTAGCGTCACACCGGCCCCACCTGCCACGCTCACCGTGGCACGGCCGCGCAGCAAGGTGGCAATGGCTGTAGATAGCTGGTCGGTTTTGGCAGCGTCAATCGCGAAACCGGCTGCCGTCAGCACGCTGATGATTTCTTCCTGTACGGCGTTCAGCCATGCTGCTGTCACAATGGTGCCTGGTGTGCCGTTACTGGCATTGCCATCCACAAACAGGCCGTCGCTGCTTCCTATGCGTCTCATGTGTTAACCCTGATAGGTAAAGTAAACAAAGGTATGGGCCGGTTTCAGGTCGTTGAACAGGCTTTCAATCACTGGCTCGCCAAAGGTGGTCAGCGCATCGCCCGCACTGCCCAGGCCTGCGGCAAACGCAAATAGCTGTGTGCCACCAGCCACATCTACCCGCCACACAAACACCACCTCTGGCAGCTCGATGCGGCCACCAGCTTGGCCGATACCTGCCTGAAACGGCTGCGGCTCGGTAATTGTGATGCTGTAGCCCAGTGCGGCAGCTAGTCGGGTGAAATACGGAATAGATAGCCCGCCGGTTTCGGCCAGCTTGGCCAGCACAGCCTGTAGGCGTTGCTGGTAACCGGCACCTGCCGGTGGCGTAATCCCACAGACCCGCTCCCAGTCTGGTAGCAGCTGCTCGGCAAAATACGGGGTCACCGCTGCCGTGACCCTGTTGGCGCTATGCTGGGCGGCATCCAGCGCCTGGCCTTCGGCGGCCAGCTCGCCAGCCAGCGTTGGCGCGCTGGGCGTGTAGCTCACCGGCGGCAGCAGCAGGGCCAGCAGGTTGGCGTGGCTCATGGCATCAAGCCCAGGGTGACACTACCCAAGCGCACCCACTCCACCTTGCTGGCATCCACCACTGGCACCACGTTGGCCGCCGGCAACGTGACGCTGCGGTCCACCACTCCGGGCACTGCCGACACCAAGGCTTCGATGCGGCTTTTGATGGCCGGCTCGCCCGGTGCCAGGCTGGCGAAGTAGCCGGCAATGGCGGCCTGGATCAGCGGGCTGGCCACCGCCAGCGTGGTACCGGCCAGCTGCACCAGCACGCTGACGTTGGCCGGTTTTTCGGTGGGCGCCAGCGCCAGGGCGTTCTTGGCCGTCACCGGTCGCACGTCGTCGATATAAGCCTGCACCGCTACCACGGTAGCCAGTGACGGCAGG